GAGGACTAACCCAATGGCTGCCCAGAAAGGCAAGGACCTGCTCGTCAAGATACATGACGGGACAGGTTTCGTCACCGTCGCGGGCCTGCGCTCGCGCAGGATCGCGTTCAATGCCGAGACCGTCGACATCACGCACGCGGAATCCGCCGGGCGCTGGCGCGAACTGCTGGAAGGCGCAGGCGTGCGGCGCGCCTCGGTCGCGGGCCGCGGCCTGTTCAAGGACGCCGCGACCGACGCGCTGATGCGCCAGACCTTCTTCGACGGTGCGGTCAAGAGCTACCAGATCGTCATTCCCGATTTCGGCACGGTCGAGGGCGCGTTTCAGATCGCGAGCCTCGAATTCGCCGGCGAGCATAACGGCGAGGTGACCTACGAGCTGGCACTGGAAAGCGCCGGCGCGCTGAGTTTTGCGGCGCTGTAAAATCCATTTCGTGTCATCGCCGGGCTTGACCCGGCGATCCAACACTTTTCGCAAAGATGGATCACCGGGTCACGCCGCGCGTTGCGCGGCGGCCCGGTGACGACGTGCGAAAGATTGGAGACCATCCATGCCCAATCGCCATCGCGGCGAGATTGAGGCCGAGCTCGGCGGCGTGAAACGCACGCTCGTGCTGACGCTCGGCGCGCTCGCCGAACTGGAAGCAGCCTTCGGCGCCGACGATCTCGCAGCGCTCGCCGAACGCTTCGGTTCAGGCCGCATGCGCGCGCACGATCTCATCCGCATTCTCGGCGCGGGTCTGCGCGGCGCGGGCGAGAGCATCTCGGACGACGAGGTGGCGCGACTCTCCACGCCTCATGGCGCGGAGGGCTTCGTGCGCATCGCCGTCGAGCTTCTTCACGCGACTTTCGGAGGCCCGCCGCCCCCGGGCCCTCCGGCGCCGCAGGAGCCGCGCGCGCGACACCCGAACCCTTTCCCTGGGACCGGGTGATCGGCTTTGCGCTGGGCATCCTGCGGCTGCCGCCTTCTTCCTTCTGGAGCATGACGCTGCGCGAGCTTGCGCTCGCCATGCAAGCCGCGGGCGAGCGCGGCGCGCCGCTCGAGCGCACGCAGCTCGCCACACTAATGGAGCGATATCCCGATGTTCGATGACGCCAGATTTGCCTCGCCGGACGCAGCGGCAGCCGAAGACGTGGCGCGCCGAACGCGAGAGGCGGACCAGCGTATGCGCGAATTGCAGCAGACGGCCAGCCTGTTCGCGCGCACGATGACGAATGCCTTTGCGGTGTCGGTGACCGGCGCGCGCTCGTTCGACGACGTGCTGAAGTCGCTGGCGCTGCGCCTCTCCGACCTCGCATTGCGCAGCGCCTTCAAGCCGATCGAGCAATCGCTTTCAAGCGCGTTCGCCAATCTGTTCAGTGGTGCGAAGGTCGCGGCGGCCGCGGGCGCAATCAAGCCGTTCGCGGCCGGCGGTGTGATCGGCACGCCGACCTATTTTCCACTCAATGGCGGCGGGCTCGGGCTGGCGGGCGAGGCGGGACCCGAGGCGATCCTGCCGCTGGCGCGCGGCAGCGACGGGAGGCTTGGCGTCGCGGCCTCGGCGGGCGGTGCGCCCGCGAGCATCGTCATCAACATCGCGACGCCCGACGCGGAGAGTTTCCGCCGCTCGGAAACCTATCTTACAGGCCAGATCGCGCGCGCTGTGGCCCGCGGGCAGCGGGGGTTGTGACAACTTCTGCTGATGCGTTCCCCGGGCGCGGCGCAGCACGCAGTGGTGCGCTGCAGACCCGGGGGCCATTTCAATTGGATCCCGGATCTACGGCGCACCGTTTCACGTTGCGCCGCGTCCGGGACACGAGAGCAAATCCATGTCCTTCCACGACATTCTCTTTCCGCTCGATATCGCGCTGAAAAGCGCGGGCGGGCCGGAGCGGCGCACCGACATCGTCTCGCTCGGCTCCGGCCGCGAGGAGCGCAACGCACGCTGGGCGCATTCGCGCAGGCGCTACGATGCCGGCTACGGCATCAAGAGCCTCGATGCGCTGTCGGAGGTGATCTCCTTCTTTGAGGAGCGGCGCGGGCGGCTGCATGCGTTTCGCTGGCGCGACCGGCTCGATCATTCTTCGGCCGCGCCGGGCGCCACGGTGACGCCGCTCGACCAGGTGATCGGCACGGGGGACGGTGTGACCGCGATCTTCCAGCTCACGAAAACCTATGGCGGGCTGCATGCGCCGTATCAGCGGCCGATCAAAAAGCCGGTGCCGGGCAGCGTGCGCGTCGCAGTCGGCGGCAGCGAAGTGCCAGGCAGCGACTTCACATGCGACACCACGACCGGGATGGTGACATTTCTGCCCGGGCATGTGCCGGGCGTCGGCGCGGCCGTGACGGCGGGATTCCTGTTCGACGTGCCGGTGCGCTTCGATACCGATTATCTCGAAGTCGATCTATCCGCATTTGCCGCAGGTGCAATTCCAAAGATACCGCTCATCGAAACCAATACTTAACCCGTCTCCGCGAGCGCGGTTGTATTGGCCGGCGGGATGGACGGACTCTGTCGCCGTTATCGGGCGACTCGTTCCGCTGCCTGGAGGCGATTGGACCCCAACGATCCGTGGTGAGTGGTGAGCGTTCTCCGGCGACGGGAGGCGAAGCCATGTCCGTGACACGTTCCGCAAATCGCGCGGCGCTGTTGACGCTGCTGATATTGAGCCTTCTCCCTGCATCGACAGCAGGCGGCCGCGCGCAGGAGCATGCCCTGCATGAATTGCCGGCGGACCGTCAGGGCCGGCACGGCGTCGGCCACAGCAAGTGGCATCATAGTTTCTATTCGAAGTTGATCCGCAAGGACACCAGGACGAGCTGCTGCAATCTGAACGATTGCAGTCCGACCAGTTCGCGCATGGGCGCGGACGGCTACGAGGTGCTGGTCGAAGGCGAGTGGACGCCGGTGCCGCAGGACGTGATCCAGAACGTGACCGCGCCCGACGGCGGCGCGCATGTCTGCTTTCCGCCGCAGCCGAGCAACTATCCGAAGGGCACGCTGTTCTGCGTGGTGCTGCCGCCGGAGACGTAAATACGGCCGCGGCAATAACCGAATTTCCCGGTCATTCCGGGTGAGCCGCTAAGCGGCGAGGCCCGGAATCCATAATCGCGAGTCGTGGTTATGGATTCCAGACAGCCTCGCTGCGCTCGGCTTCCGGAATGACGGCGAGCAAGATCATGCGCAATATCCCTCCCGCCTTGCAGACGAAGCTCGACTCGGGCGTCACGACCCTGTGCCGCTGCACCATCGTGACGCGGCGCGACGGCGTCGCGCTGGGCTTCACCGATCACGACCGCGACATCGTGCTCGACGCCGTGACCTGCCACGCGCATGCGGGCCTGACCGGCTCGGAAGCGACCGCCAAGCTCGGCCTCGCCGTCGGCGGCGCGGAAATCGCGGGCGCGCTGAACGATGAAAGCCTGAGCGAAGCCGATCTCGCTGCCGGCCACTACGACGCCGCAGGCATCGAGATATGGCTGGTGGACTGGAGCGAGCCGTCGCTGCGCGTCCTGCTCTCGAAAGGCACGCTCGGCGAGGTGCGGCGCGAGGGCGCGGCCTTCGCCGCCGAATTGCGCGGCCTCGCCGAGCAGTTCGCGCACGAGACCGGGCGCATCTACACGGCGGCCTGCAGCGCCGATCTCGGCGACGCGCGCTGCAAGGTCGCTCTCGACGATCCGGCCTATCGCGGCAGCGGAACGGTCGCGGCCCTGATCGGAACGTCGAGCTTTGCGGCCACGGGGCTCGGCGCGTTCGACGAGGGCTGGTTCAGCGCGGGGCGGGTCTTCTTCGACAGCGGCGCCAATGCAGGGCTTGCGATCGAGGTGAAGCGGCATCGCGTCGACGGTGCGAGCATCGTGCTCGATCTGTGGCAGGCAATGCCGGAGGCGCTGGAAGTGGGCGACGCATTCACCGTGACGGCCGGCTGCGACAAGCAATTCGCAACCTGCCGTGCGCGCTTCGACAATGCGATCAACTTCCGGGGCTTCCCGCACATTCCCGGCAACGACTTCGTCATCCGCTATGCCATTGACGGCGAGCCCGGCCATGACGGGGGAAGTTTGCAATCTGCCTGACGCATTCAGCGGAGCGGTGCGTCTCGGACCCAACCTCTCCTCGCTTCAGCGGGGGGAGGTCGACTTGCAAGCGCAGCGAAGCAAGTGGGGTGAGGGGCCTCTGCGTTGTCTCGCGAATTGCCCCTCACCCGGCTCGCGCATTCGCGCTCGCCACCTTCTCCCCGCTGAAGCGGGGAGAGGGAACGCTTCAAGCTGCACCCCATCCGGAACACGATAGCCGAATGCCCATTGACCCAAATCTCATCGTCTCCGAAGCACGGAGCTGGATCGGCACGCCCTATCGCCATCAGGCCTCGCTCAAGGGTGTCGGCTGCGATTGCCTCGGGCTCGTGCGCGGGGTGTGGCGCGCGACGATCGGGGCGGAGCCGGAGCGGGCGCCGCCTTACGCACGCGACTGGGCCGAAGCGCGCGGCGAGGAGGCGCTGGCGCAGGCGGGCTTTCGATATTTCGAGCCGGTCGCGCTCGATGCCTTCGCGCCGGGCGACGTGCTGCTGTTCCGCTGGCGCGAGCGCTATCCGGCCAAGCACGCGGCCATCGTCAGCGGTGCGGCGCACATGATTCACGCGCATGACGGCGCAGCGGTGGCGGAGGTCGCAATCGCGCCGTGGTGGCGCAGACGGCTGGCCTTTGCATTCAGGTTTCCGGGAGTCAGCGGGTAGCGGCACCACTGTTCCTTGCCTCCCGCACGCCCCCCACCCCCGACCCCTCCCCACCACTCGCCTTGCTCGCGGGGGGAGGGGAGCCGATATCGAGATCGCCTCAGATGGCAGCGCTACTTCTTTCCACCGCCGGCGCCTCCGCGGGCGGCGCCCTGTTCGGTCCGCCCGGCGCGATCGCCGGGCGCATCGCCGGCGCCTATGCCGGCAACCTGATCGACCGCGCGCTGATCGGAGGCGATTCGATCCAGCGTACGCGCGAAGGCCCGCGCCTGAACGACATCGAGGTGATGGCCTCGACCGAGGGCGCGCCGATCCCGCGCGCCTATGGCCGCGCGCGGCTGTCGGGCCAGGTGATCTGGGCGACAAAGCTGGAAGAAGTCATCACCACACGCTCCGAGACTGCGGGCGGCGGAGGAGGCAAGGGTGGTGCTGGAGGCGGCGCGAGCGTCACCACGACGACGACCACCTACAGCTATTTTGCGAACGTCGCGGTCGGCCTGTGCGAGGGACCGATAGGGCAGGTCATGCGGGTGTGGGCGGACGGCAAGCCGCTCGACCTCGCCGGCATCAACATGCGCGTCTATCGCGGTGACGAAGAGCAGATGCCGG